GGTTTTTTTGTAACACTAATTGGTGGGGCATCCGCCTCAGCATCCGCCTCAGCATCCGCCTCAGCATCCGGCCCAGCATCCGGCTCAGCATCCGGCTCAGCATCCGCCTCAGCATCCGCCTCAGCATCCGGTTTCACTTCAGGCGTTACTCTATTTCGTTTATCAATGTTTCGCCGCTGAGCTTTAATCTTTTTAAGAAACTCCATTCTATCAATGGTGGAATTTTTGGTATTATTTTTAATCCTAGTGTTAATATCGACATTTATTTTGGTAATGGGTATATTAATTCCAACACGTTCCTGTGATTTTGGTGTTTTCTTAACCTTTAATTGTTCTAAAAATCCATTTTGCATCTATGAAATTAGAAGACAAAAAAGTTTTACGTTAATCAATAATATCCAACGCTTTCTGACAAGCGATTTGTTCGGCCTTCTTTTTAATCTTATGTGTGGCACTAGAAAGAAATACGAATATCTGCTCACCACTGTCGGAGATTTCAGCTATTTTATTGAAAGAGCCATACTCTGAAAACTCCTTAGCATCAGCTATATTTACAGTATGAATTTCTTGATTCAAACAAATATACACGCCCATTTCGTAACCACTATCAATGTCGTGAGATATTTCAAGATAGTCTGGGGTGGTCTTAAACTCCTTTTGAATTTTAACCTGCAATATATTTTTATAGTTGTCGTCGGTGCTCACTAATTTTACAAAATCAACGTGTTTGTCAAATATGCTCTCTACGAATAGCTGCGACATTTGAAATCCGGGTCCACAATGAAATATATTCTTGAACCATCCGTCCTCGTCGGCGACATCTATTTTATTGAAATCCAGAAATAATGCGCCGAGAAAAGCCTCGAACAAGCATCCGAGTTTTTTCAGATTAGTTCTGGTTTTTTTCTCTTCTGCGTGTCTCGACATAATTAGCCATTTATTTAGCTTCATATCATATGCTAGTCGCCCAATATGTTCGTTCTTAACTAGAGCGATTTTTTTCTCGGTCATAAATCCCTCGTCAGCTTTAGGAAACCGTCGGTATAAATTATATTTTGTAATAAGTTCCAACACACCATCGCCAATAAATTCAAGACGCTCATTCGACTTGGTTTTGAGCGCCATACAGTCCGCCGGTTTATCTACAATAGTAATATTGGCGTCTGTGTTTTCGATTACAGGACGTTTGGTGTAAGATTTGTGTATGAAGGCCCGTTTATAGAGGTCTAGGTTATTCACCTTTGCGGTAACACCATATGTTTTTAGAATAGATTGAACTTCGTTCAATGTAATCTCTCTGTTCTCGGGATTGAATGGGTCAAATACAAGATTACCATCCTCGGTAATAACGTCACCGTCTTGTGTGATACTTTTAATATCTTCCATCGTGCTCATTACATTATTATATTCATCATCATTTAAACCATTATATAACAACTATAACTCAATACATTCACCTATAATTAAGTTTCTATAAAGTAATTTAAAACAATTGTTGTAGTCTAATTAAATGCTAATTAAAATAGATGTAAGAGAGACATCATTAATTGAAAAATGCGAAAATATGGTATCTAACTATCAAAATATTAAATTACAAATTGAGCAATTACATATTGGTGACGCCATTATATGCGACGACGAAGGTGTAGAGTTAATAGTAATAGAGAGAAAGACGCTTAATGACCTGGCATCCAGTATAAAAGACGGGCGTTACAAGGAGCAAGGTTATAGGCTAGACGGGCTGCCTCAGCCAAACCACAATATTTATTATTTAGTAGAAGGAACATTACAGACGTATAACCCTCATAAATCGCGCCTAGAGAGAAAGGCACTATTATCGTCCTTCATTTCAATAACGTACTTTAAAGGTTTTTCAATACACAGAACCGATAACGTCATGGAGTCGGCAGAGTGGATATTGGCATATGCTAATAAAATCCAAAAAGAAAAAGCACAACCTTACTATAACGATACACTTGTGACCGAATCGAAGAAACCAATGGATTATGTGAATGTTGTAACCAAAGTGAAAATGGACAATATTACCAAGGACAATATTGGCGCAATAATGTTGGCGCAAATACCGCGCGTAAGTTCTACAATCGCCGTCGCGATAATGGAGAAACATCACACACTCTATAACCTAATAACTGAACTAAATAAAAACCCTAAAATACTAGAGGACATTAAATTAGAGACGAATGGTAAATTTAGAAAAATATCAAAGACCGCGACGTCAAATATATATAATTTCTTAATACCTGATAGCAATCCTAATATATCCGTAAATACCGAATAGATAATATAACCACATATTATATATGGCGGGTAAGGTAAAAGAAACGCTCAAAAATATATGTATAGTATTTATTGTATCTGTAATGGTATTAATTATAATGAGATCGTTGAATTGGCAATCATCCATTATTAAAAGAATGATAACGATTCGCGAAGGATACAGTATTGGGAGGGGTGGTGATAAAAACGACGATTCTGATGATACGAGTGTTGTCGATGACGATGATGCGGGCGATGACGATGATGACGACGACAATGCTGGGTGGGGTGGTAAAATGAATAATACGAGTCAACTATCAGGTATGCCTACTGGTAATGAAACCTGCGATAGCACTACTGATAATACTACGCGCAGTAAAATCCGAAATATAGTTAAATTAAGAAAAAGTTATGAAAATAGCGGTGGTGATTCGAAGGAGGATATATACACAAAATACTATACTGCGTGGTATGACGCAGATGCGGATGAATGGGAAGATGAGAACGCAGAGAATAAAAATACTGAATTGAATACGATATGTAAATTAATGAATCTTGAAGCGGCCGAAATGAAAATTAGGAGTAGTTAATGAAGAAATATTAAATATGTGCGAAAATTTAAAGACAATAATGGTTTATTATTGTGAGTATATGTATTCCGGTTTTAACGTAAAGCAGCTAATACTAGAGGTTTATATTGATAGTTTTTTGTTTGTATACAATCATTATACGAAAATTAGAAAGTATCTTAAATTAGAATAAAATGTTATGATACGATTATCAAGTTCTTTTATATAATACATATAACATTAACAAAACGATTACTGTCGATATAACGATTAATGAAACGAGTCTATCAAATCCGCCATCGTCTTGGTAATATATCACAATAGTATTCTCTTGATTAATCGCATTCGTCGCGGCCCGAATAGCTGTATCGGCGACTACCGAATCCTCCGAATGAATATATACTACCAATTTTTCCTGAGTTCCCTTACAGTAAGGACACCCCTCTACTCTCATTGGATATGTGGTTTTATACTTCTCATAGCATACTTTACACACACGATGGTCTTCGTTATTACAATATTCTATCAGGTCATCATTTTCCTCACACCACATACAATTCATTATGATACTGTCGATAATGAATTGTAACGTGAATCAATTTAATTTATAAAAAATTAATGAATATACTTAGCTGAGTTTGTCGTATTGTTACTATTGCTTATAATAACCCGCTCGTCATACATATTGTCTAGAGGCGTTTCCAATCCAATATATTGTCCCTGAGGGTCATGTGCTGGAAAGCTGTTTCGGTTATAGGGAGGGTCGTCTCTACCCGCGTCCAATAATTTAGTGTCTTCTTGTGGGCGAGAATCACGGAGTCCACCCTGCATATTTTCTGGGCTTGGTCGTGCCTTATAAATGCGTTCGCCTTGAGTGTTGTATACTTCCTGTAAATATAGCACAGGACAACGTATACCCTGACCTCTCTGCCATTTCATAAATTGGACATATTCATTAAGATTATTGAATTTTAAAGGATTTACGCCGGGAACATCCGCCAATTTTGAATTACTTAAATAAAGTGTAGTTCCGCGTTGTATTAAAACATTAGGACATCTACTATTATCAGGCTCTGTGTATCCTTCTACGAGTGGTTTATTAATAACGAAATATAATCCAAGACTGAATAGGAGAAGTATAAAGGTTATTTTAAGAATATACATTATATATAATTATATAGATATTTAATATAATGAAGTTCATTAGTATTCTTAAAGACGGTCATAAATTTGACGAATTAATGAAGGATGGGCCTGCTCTCGTTAAATTTTTTCACCCTTCTTGCGGACATTGTAAAGATATGGCGCCCCACTGGGATTCGCTCAAAGATAAATTAAAGGACCATCATCATCGCAATGTTAATGTAATTGAGGTTCACGCGGACACGCTCCCAGATATTAAAAGCGATTGTGCTAAAAACATACCAGGATATCCGACGATTATGGAGGTTTTACAAGACGGGAAGGCGGGAAGGGAGCACAAGGGCGAACGCGACGTAGATGCGCTCCACGATTTCTTCTTAAAAACGTTTAAAGATACTGAAGGCAAAATGTCCGGCGGCGGAAGCAAGCGCAAGTCAACGGGCAAGCGCAAGCGCAAGTCAACGGGCAAGCGCAAGCGCAAGTCAACGGGTAAGCGCAAGCGCAAGTCAACGGGCAAGCGCAAGCGCAAGTCAACGGGCAAGCGCAAGCGCAAGCAGACTAATAAACGACGCAATTAGCTGATTAAGGCATAAATATATATCCACCAGCGGTCATAAGCGCTAGTCCAATAGCCTTATATAATGTAAATTGTTGGGCAGCAAGAATATATACCGCACCACCCGAGACAGCCATCGATATCATGAACCCCGATAGTTTCATTGTTTCTACCGCGTGGTATTGTAAGAGCGACGACGCAAACACGCGGACGCTCGTTCCAAATAGCCCCAGACCCGCGAGCCCAAGCCACTCGGTGTTTGTTAAGTTTCTCAACTCGGAAATAACGCTATTCTTTCCGTTGCTCGTAAAAATAACCAGCAACGATATGAATATAAAACTGGACGCAAGATCAAATAAGACAAGAGCCTTGGGAGTTATTTTTTTGACGATGTGTTTTGCGTATGCCGAAGTTGCCCACCCAATAATGGCAACAACAACATAGAAGATGTATACCGCATTCTTATTTTTCAACACACTCATGTATATCATAGGCACATATAATAGTTTACACAATAGCACCCATTATTGTATAAACTCTAAAATTGAATTAGATATAATCGTATTATTAATGTAATATAATGAGCGTTTCATATAGACTTTTGAGTTTTGCGACGTCTGACAACGAGAAACCAGAAGACGATAGCGATAGCGCCAGTGGTAGCGAAGATGAAAATAGTTGTGGCTCTGATTATGAGCAACCTGAAAAACGACAAAAAAAGGATAAAAAGGAGTTTCTTGTCCAGATGTTTGGTATCAACGAGAAGGGTGAGACTGCCTCTATATTCGTAACTGGATATACACCGTTCTTTTATGTTAAGGTTCCTCCGCATTGGAAATCTAACGATAAACACGTCTTCCTTGACCAACTGAGAAATGACATGGGTGACTGGTATAAGGATAGCATATTCAGTTCTAAATATGTAAATAAGAAAAAATTATACGGATTTGATGGCGGCATCACTCACAAGTTTCTACTAATTCAGTTTAATAATGAGGCAGCAATGAAAAAGGCAAAAAACCAATGGTATAAATGGT